GGGATTATTAAGTGTATCTCTCTCCTCAATATCCATAATATAAATTGCATCAAATCTTTCTTCCGTCTTATCTAATGCGTGATCCGTTACGTTAGACTCTCTAATTCCTGGAACTGCGAGAATCTGAATATCTACATCGCTCTTTTCAGCCATTACATCCAAAGCTTTTCGGTAAGTACCAACGGTTGGTGCCGCAGTGGCTCCTTGGTTAGTATCATCAATCTCTCTGTTGCAAGCAACTGAAAGCATTTTGGATTTATCATCATCAAAGAGGTTAACTCCATTGAATCCGCCTTGGACAAAGAAGCTGAATTTAAAGTATTTCTTAGAAGCTTGCTGCCCGAAGTCCTTGTTTACGTTTAAGAATCTTCCTTGGTGGAATGTAGCATCTGATTTTTCAAGACTGGATGATAATTCTCCATTTCTCTTATAAGCTGCAGCTTGCCACTCGTTAGAATCTACTACATCACTAGCAGACTTAGTAAGTACTTGCACTCTCTCTAGAGAGAATAAGTTATTATTAAATAAGTCTGAATCCAATACACATCCGCTCTTAGTTGCAGTACCGGTGTTTCCACCCTGCCAAGCTTTTTCAATTCCTGTACCATAATTCGGGAAATACTTAGTAAAAGCGCCAGCGAAAGATGCATTTAATACTGTATTTTTATTAGGTTCAGTTAAGCTATCTACCTTTTGGAACATCGACCCCCAATAGAGATCCGGATCAGAACGCTTGGTGGTTCCTGTTCCTCGAGCTACAGTGGTTCTTGTTGGAACTGGCGGGGTTGTAATATTTCCACCCCATACTCCACCGGCTACGATTCCGCCGGCGGCAGCATTGCCATCGTAAGCTACTGGATAAGATGGAGAAGAAAGAACTGTTCCACCATTTCCTCTTGTTGAAGAACCGGAAGTTACTAAGTGATGCGGACCTCTATACCCAGTTGGAAGAGCTGTCTTGTCCATCGTAGCGTTATCCACTTCGCTGTCCATTTTAACTCTTATATAAACTGATTTGTTAGTGTGCGCGCCTTCAATTACTAATTTTTGGCTAGCTACCGACTTATCAAAATCGAAATATGCATACATATCTCCGACTCTTCTTCCAATATAGTTTTCATCATTTGGATCTATAGTCAGCCCACGGAATGATTCCAAAACTTGTGGTTCAGTATCAGTGTCCCCAAAGCCTCTTACAACTAAGTCAAACTTACCATAATCGCTGTCTATATTAGAGTTAGCAAGGTTCTCTACTGAAACCTTCCATAATGAGTTAGCATAATCACCATCATCTAATGCGTGAATTTGGAATAGATTCTTAAACTTACCACCAAACTTCTGAGATATAATCCATGGAGAGAATGCTGTTCTAAATCTAGTACTAAAGTTTTCATAATTTGGAACACCAACATAAGTAGCAGTTCCAGCGCTACCATTATTCCATGCAGCGTACGAAGAAGTAACCATAAATACTGAAGATTCTCTATTTGCGATAGAGCTACTCTGGTGATTAGCAAGAATTCCAGAGCCAGTAATAACAGCTAATGCGGTATCAATATCATACCTAGCGTAAAGATAGTGACCTGCATTTTGAATCTTCGTTGGATCTGTGTTTAAAACAGTCGGGAAGAAATTGGAGTTATTAGGCGACATTGAGCATGTTATAACGTTTGGATACTCTGAAGTATTCTTGTGGCCGTTTAAAATAACAACAAAGGAATAATCATTGGTAGTTTCTATATTAATAGCGCCAATAGGGGCTCCACCGTTATAGCCGGCAGCAAAATCTGCCTGAGATATGGTGCTTGCACTATTAGCAAGAGCATAATTTCCAGAAAGAGCTGGTAAAACGCCAGAAGCTGCCATTAGCACACCTCTAACAATTGGCTCTGCTCTAGGAGAAAGTTGAATTCCTGCAGCACTTAGATAATCACTACCATTGGATTCGGACATAAATGCGCCAAGAAAATAAGTTCTTCCAGCCCCGCCAACCGAAGTAGCCCCGCTGCCACCATTAGAACCATAACTTGCATATGCATTATGTCCAAGATAGCCATTGCCTTTTACTTGCTGCGAGCCTACGATAAAGCCAGCATTCTTTACTCCGCCGGCTGGGATTGAGTTGCTGTTCGAATCGGCACCAGCTGAAGCTAGATTTTGTTTACCATCTCCAACTCCAAGTACTCTTAAATATGTTCCAGCTTTTGCATTTAGCATCCACTCATACATCGCAAGGGGTCCGAACTTCTCACCATCGGTAGCTCCAAATTTAGCAACAAAATCTTGATATGTTGCAATTGTAATTGGAACGAACGCTGGTCCTTGATTGGCGGTACCAATTATACCTGCGGGCGTACCTTGTGGTTGTATTGCGGTCGGTCCTGAGAGGTCGATTTCTCTCGTACTTACTCCAGGACTTTTAAAGGTTAATTCAGCCATTATTTTTGCTCCTAAGTGCTCTTAACAGTATTTATTCATCACAAGAACAATACGCCACTATTTGTGACAATAAAGTCGATAGCGATGAATTCAATTGCTCTAGTTGGCACTACAACAATTCTACCATTCATCTTGTTTCCTTCGACATCTTCTTGAGTGTTATTGGTATCGTCGCATATTACAGAGAACTTTTCAATTCCAGCTTGCGATTGAATTAGTGCCAATATCGGTGCTACTTGACCAGTAAATCTTGCTCTAGTTGCAGCGTTATTAGGCTCGAAGAGAAGTTTGTCAGCAACCTGAACAACCAGTCTCTTAACTTCCAATAGTAATCTTCTAACATTAACTCTATCAAGTGAACTCTTAGCCATCTGCAGGGTTTTCTGCCCGAAGATTACGAAGCCGCCATTTGGAAAGTTGGCTATTGGATTAATTCTTGCATCGTAAAGTGTATCTCTATCAGCAGACGTCAACCTAACTTGTGTGTTTGTTACCTCTCCTAGAGAGCCGCGGTTGAATCCAGCCGGGGCAAACCATGGATAAGCTACAGTATCATTAAACGCTAATGCTCCAAGAGTAACTACCGAAGATGGTACAAGGACATTTCTATTATTAACTGGGTCCATAATATAAACATCTGGGAAGTAGGTAGCAACATAATTATTGTCTATCCTAAGACCTTCAAACTGTTCAGCAGTCTCTCTAACATCTCGTTTAGCCGGATCAGAGGTAAATAATCTATTTGCGTCCTCATCATAAGCTCTCATATCCATGACATACATTGCCATTGAATATGCTTTTGTTCTATCACTAGCAAAATCTGTAATAAATGGATCTCTAATACCTGGCACAGCCAGAAGATTAGAATTTACTGTCATTGGATCAGTCATCATCTCTACAGCTGTACGATAGGAGAATATGCAGTTATTCTGCTTACCCTTACCCATCATAACTCCATTGTTAGTTCCAACTAACCCAAGACCGCCAGTAATTTCATCACCGCCATATCCATTTGGATCTTTAGATGCGGCTCTGTCTCGCATGAGAGATATACTTTTATTCATTATATTAAGTCCATCAAAACCACCGTAAAATGGCATTGTAAACTTATTATAATCTTGGAATCTATTGAATTTAACAGAGCTAGTATGAATTAGAGTGGCCATTGTAATTCTGCCAGTTCTAGTTCCATCGCTTACGGTGTAATTACTTCCATTCCAAGCTCCATTTCTAATATAAGCAGCCTGAACCATATGTTCGTTAGCAGAGCCAGTGATATGAGTTATATGGGTGCTTTGAAGCTGGTTATAAAGTGCTACTCTCGCGAGCGTGAAATGGTTATTGTTGAAGTGATCTGCTCCAGATCCACTTACTAAGTTATCAGCCTTAACGAATCCTTGGAATTTAGTGAGTGCACTTATCATTGGATTCGGCAAAGAAGACACGTTAGTGTTCATTGCGGCATTATTAGTAGAACCTGTAAGAGGGCATCTTTCAAACTTGACACCCCAATAAAGTCTAGAATCAACTCTTTCATTCTTTCCAACATCTCCAGCATAATCAGGCGCAGCCCCATCTGTAAATAGATTTTGAACTTGTCCACGAGTACACTTGAATCTCATTGGAATCGGAGGAACTATTGAGCCAGAGACTGCAGTTATTGTACCAGCGCCAGCATCAGCTGTTGAAGAACTTAGACTTAATGACATTCTAGCGTTAGAAGTAGTGGTATGTCCATAAACAGTACCATTCCAACTAAGCCCAGTAGCCACATCAGTCATCGTATTAGTTGTCTTAAGAACCGGAATTCCATGGAATCCGAATGGAAGAGAAGTTGTCGGAACATCTCCATCATCAACTTTTTGGTTCATCACCACTCTAATCCAAACAGATTTATTAGGATATTTACCAGAGATTACTAATCTACGTTCATCTGGGTCTTCAGAGTCGAAATCAAATTTAACTTTCTTATCTCCAACTTGAGCCGCTACATAACGATCGCTAGTTGGATCTAAATTACATTCTGGATAGCTTTCAATTATTTCTTTTGAAAGATCAGTATCGCTGAATCTTCTCACTTCTACCGTGAAAGTACCATAAAGATCGTTTGGATCAGTAGATGCACGTAGATTAGAAATTGATACTTTTATCTTATCATTAGCCCAAGCACCATCAGAAAGAGCTTCAAAGTGGAATAAATTATACTCTGTCTCGCCGAAAGGCTGAGATGTCGCCACTGGAGTTGCTGGCGCGGTATATCTTGAGTCGAATCTACCAAATGAGTTTAACCAGCTATCTCCTAGCCCAATTCCGTTAGAATTTGAAGATCCGGACAAAAGACCAATAGCGTGAACAGTATTAGACACGGGAGCAATTTCATCTTCTACAGCAAAATCTAAATATAAAAGATGCTCTTTTTCTTCAAACTTCTGAGGATCGGTGTTGAGTACTTTAGAAATATAAGATGGAAGTGTAGGATCTAAAGATGCACTAAATATTCTTACTCCAGTTAGCTCATCATCGAATGCGAAAGGTTTGCCAGTACTAGAAGAAAGAATAAACTTAAACGTCTTATTTGCTTCTAGGCCGGCGTTTTGGCATCTAGTGGCTTGAGATCCGTTAAATTTAGCATTAATTAGCGATGCAGAAACTGGAGTATTCCAGTCAGTAATTACCGCTCTAGAGCCAGTAGTAGTAAATAGTACTCCTCTAACTAAGTTTACTGTACCGTCGCCGCTCCCTAAGTCTGGGAAAGAAGAGTTATCTGTAAACTCTGGAAATCCAACAGCTTCATACGAAGCTGAGATATAGTGTTTCGCAACTATAAATTGCACACAGCCCTTTGAAAGGCCGTGGTGATTAGAGTCGGCTGTGGCTTCGATCTTAAATCCAGCTTTGGAAACTACACCAAAATTGGTGGTGTTTGCAATCTCTGAAGATGTGTCGTTGCTACCGGCTCCTAAGACGCGCATGTACATTACTGCGTCTTTATATTTTAGGTATTCTTTTACTGCGTATGGACCGTAGCGATCTGGATCTATTCCTCCAAATCTAGCCTCAAAATCAGCAAATGATCCAACCGTAATTGGAACAAAGGCTGGTCCTTTTACCGCGGTACCAATAATTCCTGCAGGCGTTCCAACAGGAGCTTTTTCCCTCGCAGAGAGGTCAATTTCCTGTTCAAAAAATCCTGGAGAACGAAATGTCTGTTCGGCCATGGGTTTATTTCTCCTCAAGCATTAGTGCTGTCTATCATAAATATTCAAGTAAACTTCAAAATTCTCATATTGTGATTAACTTGTTCTCGATAAACAGTTTCACCTTTTCTTTGGTTTCTCATTTTAATTTCTAACTCTTGTTTAACTTCGTCCCCGGTTAGAGGATCGTACGCAACTCTTTTAACAACCATTGGAGACCTGCCGGATTCGGCGCCGCCCAAGCTTGTTGTTTTATAAAATTTACTATCTGCAACAACTCCCTTTTTAGCCACTAATCTAGAATACTCAGGGTCATCTAGGGTTCTTAAATCATCTAAAATATAATCTTGTGGGTCCCCACTTGGAATCCCTTCAATTTCTTTCTCGGATGGTATAGCCATCACTTGTGTCATATCAAAGCTAATTTGTGGCGCAGAGATATATCTTCTGTGGCTAGGTTGAGCTCCTGGATATGATGGGTTTATAATATACCCGGGGACTGTAATATTAAAGCTATACCTGACTATTCTTTCATCATCTGAAAAATCATCAAAATTATTCCCAGAACTTAAAGCTGCATCTAAATAAGCCACAAACCAATATCCTTTATCACTTTCTACTCTAAATGATTTAGTTCCATTACTGTGATAAGAATTCATTATGGCCATGAGAATATTATTCATCTGCTGGGTATATTGCGCCCAGATTGTAACTTCGTACTCAGCCGTAAAATATTTTGGTGCAGGCATAGTATAAATTTCAAAGAAATTATTTCCTAATTTAGTTCCATCTATTAGTTTGCCCTGTCTTATGTTCAAAGGAATGAGGCCCTCTGGTCTTCTGCGAGCTACGGTGCCGGCGACTGCACCGCCGCCTTCTGCGCCACCTACATTTTTAACATAATGTCCAGGCGTTGCTCGATTATCTTGGTGCTCTAAGCCTTCTTTATTTAAAAGTCTTTGATATACTGGATCTTTAGGGCTTAATTTTTTCTTAACTACCATCTCTACTGTTTGATTAGTAGCCATTCCTCTATCTACATTTTGGCTAACTCCAGTTCTAGATATAGAAATTAATGGAAGAATAGTAGCTCCAGCTTTATCTCTTAATGGCTTCTTGCGCCGCAATACGGCGAATCTTTCTCCAGTTGCAAATATGACTGGAATTTTTTTCATTTCCTTTTTTAGAGAATATTGAAGAGTTATATCTTTTTCAAACAGATTAAAAACTGCCCTATCTACGTCTTCTACCGTGCAAGAAGGAACGTGAAAATCAGGATCAATATCAGCTCCAGCTGGCATGCGGTTAGCGCCTGTTTGTTGCTTAGTAGACATTAGCACTTATCTCCTTCATCAGCATAGAATGATGATTCTATACCGCCGGGAGACCCTCTTTTAGATACTTCGGCGGGGGCACCAGAAACTGGTAAGTCAAGTTTTCCTTGCTCAATTAAAGCTCTTTTATCTGCGGTTGGACCAAGCCTGTTATTTTCAAACCCTCGTTGTTGCACAAACGTCTCTTGAACGGCATCTGGATCACTGTAAGCTTCATCTGTAGGACCAAATGGAACCTTGTCAATTAACCCTATCCTTGCTTGTTTACAAGACAGCACGTACCCTGTAGAGTGTTCTATCTGCCCAAATATCGTACTATCCCACTGCACTTTAAGAATTTCAAAAAACGTATCTCCATAGCTTATATAATCTCCGTCTGCAATGGTAATACCTTTGTCTAGTATATCTCTA